ACAGGTATCAAGTCTGTAGTAGACACGGTCAATAAAAAGATGGGGAAGGACTGTGGGTGCAATAAAAGACGTGATACTTTAAACAGAATACTACCCTATAAATAAAAAGTTATGAGCTACTTAGATACAAAATACACGAAAGGCACGCCGGTTTTCCCTTCAAATTTTTATATCCCATCTCCTTCAAATCTAGTAGGAAGTGGACAGACATCTGCAGTCTTGGTTGACTACTTAGTCGACGCAAATGCTAATTTTATTAAGCAAGGTGTTCTTGCCGGGGCAACGGTTTACAACTTATCAACAGGTTTAGGAGCGGCTGTTACAAATGTAAGTGAAACTCAGTTAGAGTTAACTGACGATATATTTGGGGTTGAGGGAGAATCATACGGAGTCGGTAATGTAGTAAGCGGAGTTGGGGCAGCTATATGGTCGGGGTCGGGTGGTGATATTACAGGTGTGCCAATAAATCAAGAATTCCCTATTGATTTAATAAATGTACCTGCGGGAATTATTTTGCCTATAATTTTTAAGATTATATACCCTGAGGGAACTACAGCAACTGATATGGTTGCTCTTTTTGAATAATACTAATCATAAAATAAAATGTCTGTTCAGGATTTGAGAATTTACACCATTAACTCAGGGGTGCTTGTTGCATCATTTACTAAAATAGAAATGATTTTAAAAATGATTTTATTAACTGCGACTATAATATACACTGTACAAAAAATTATTGAGAACAATAAGAAAAAATAATATTTCTACATGAGGAATATAAATAAAATAATAATTCACTGCAGTGCTACTCGTGAGGGTCAGGAAGTAAGCGTTGCAACTATTAGAGATTGGCACGTTGTGGGGAATGGTTGGTCTGATATTGGATACCATTACATTATATCTTTAAATGGGGATGTTGAATTAGGCAGACCAATATCTATTTCAGGAGCACACACTAAGGGTCAAAATGAAAACAGCATAGGTGTCTGCTATATTGGTGGTGTTGAGAAGGACGGAAAGACTCCAAAGGACACTAGGACAGATAAACAAAAATTAAGTTTACTTAACATCATTAAGACTTTAAGGTCTATCTATGGTGATGTTGGCGTTTACGGTCACAGGGATTTTGCTCCGAAGGCTTGTCCAAGTTTTGATGCAACAAAAGAATATAGTAAGATATGAAAAAGGCAGGGTATAATTGGCTAGAGAGAAGTTGGCGACCTATACTTATGCTAACCTTTGGATTCATTGTCCTCTACGCAAAGTTTCTTGGTCCGGTGTTAGGGCTTACTATCCCACCCTTAGAGAATGGGTTTTGGGGCTTGCTTCAACTAGGCATAGGGGGGTATGTTGTAGGTCGAACGGGCGAGAAGATGATGGATAGTTTTACATCATCTGAGCGAAGAGGAAAAAATAGAAATTAATTACTTATCTTTGCCAATAAATAAAATCAAATGGCAAAATTAAGTAAAGAGGAGTTAGACAATATTCAGAAGTTGATGAGTGACTTTAATCAGTTAAAGATTCAGCTAGGCGACACGATGATAACTCAGCATAATCTTTTATCTAAGGTTGATGAGCTGAAGATTAAGTATGCTGAAGAAGAGAATTTATTAATTGAAAAATACGGACAAGACGCTGTCATTAATGTTCAGACGGGTGACGTTCAACAAAAAGAGAAGTAATGGGGAAGATAAGCACGTATACGACTACAACACCTGAATTGAATGATAAGCTAATAGGTAGTGATGCCAACTCAACTCCTAGTGACGCAACTAAGAATTTCACATTAAGCGAAACATTGTCTTTGTTTAACGGAAATGCAGTTCCTGCATCAGCTATATCTACAGGAGCAAAAGGACAAATAGCGGTGGACGCAACGCATCTATATATATGCACTGCAACCGATGTATGGAAGCGGGTGGATATATCTACATTCTAATATCATGGATATTCGTAAGATAAGTGTTGGACCTGACTACAAGTCGGGAGCTATGCACTACATAGTAGGTCAGGAGATACTAAACGGTAGTCACAGTATTCATCTAATAAAATATTACGATGAGAGCGACTCTATAAAAATATGGATAGAGAGCAAAAAGCAAGAGGTTATGCTTTGGAAAGAATTTACGGGCACAATGCCCATATCAATTGAATATAATATAAATTTTTAATGAAATATGCGTTCACCATTTTCTTTTATTGTAAAGCCTGAGAATGATAGGCGTTACGATAACACTAAGGATATATCAGGGGTTGAGGTTATAACAAGCACCTCAGAAGAGGACGCAAGGTTTTCTAACCGGAAGGGTATTGTTCAGGAGTTACCATTGGGGTACGATGGGCAGATAAAGGTTGGAGACACCTTACTTGTACACCACAACGTGTTTAAGTTTTACAACGACATGAAGGGAAGAAGAAAAAGCGGTAAAAGCTTTTTTAAGGACGACTTGTTTTTCATAGAGCCTGACCAATTCTTTATGTATCACAATGGAGATTGTTGGAATGCGTATGATAGATATTGCTTTGTAGAACCAATTGATGTAGAAAATTCTTATATTTACAAGAACATAAAAGAAGAGCCACTTACGGGTGTGATGCTTTATCCTAATGATTACTTAAAATCAAAGGGAGTAAAAGTGGGAGACAAGGTAACATTCAAACCTGAAAGTGAGTATGAGTTTTATGTTGACGAAAAGAAAATGTACAGGATATATGACCATCAAATAACAATGGTTTTATGATGCAACGCTATGACAACGTAATATTAAACCCTGACCTATATGTTGATGATATATTAAAAGACGGGTTTTATGATTTCAAGGATGGGGATAATACATTTAAAAATGTTAGCTTAAGAGACGATGATTTATTTTATAAATTTTTAATGAAAAAATATGATGACTATGAAATAGTTCTAAATTTTATTCGTCAATCTCCTATAAATCAAGAAGAACCAAACTACATTCATTCAGATGAAATGATGGGAGACCTGACTGCTATTTTATATTTGAACAAGAATCATCCTAAAGGTTATGGTACAACAATATACTTTGACAATAAAAGTATTGAATCTATATATTTAGCTAAATACAATAGTTGTCTTATATTTAATTCAAATAGATTACATTCACGAAATTTAGAAAACAATTTTGGGGAAGGAAATGATTCTAGATTAATTCAGGTTGTGTTCTTAAAGAAACATAAATTGTATAAAAGATGAATTCAACAGAAGTAAAATTAAAAATAATTGATGCAGGTCATAGGGCTGTAGAGCAGCTAATCAAGGTTGCCAAAGAGGAGATTATAAAGCACGACTCAGAGGATGACATATCGGCAGATAGGTTGAAGAACGCTGCAGCAACTAAGAAATTGGCAATATTTGATGCATTTGAAATACTGAATAGGATTGATGCGGAGAAGCAAGCCATAGATTCAATAGGGATTGGTCCAAGTAAGGTAGATACAAAACAAGGTTTTGCAGAAAGAAGGTCAAAATAACATATACAAGGTACTTGAGGAGTACATACCCAAGGGCGTACTATCCAATAAGAATAGAGCCAAGAGTTGGAAGTATGGCTATGACGATACATATGACTTAATTGTAATATCAAGGGATGGAACTTTAGGTGAAGTTGTTGAAATTCAGAATTTAAAGATAGGGCTGCCACTTGCCCCAATTAAATGTGAGCAGCGTCATATTAATAAAGACAAACAGTATTGGGAGCGAAGGGAACTTCCAAAAGAACTTACAAAGATACAATCTATTTTTCAATGGAATGATATGCCTAGGGAGTTTAAAAGTAGATGGGTAGACTTAATTGAAAGTGAGTTTGATTTTAGGGAGGAGGGGTATTGGTTTATGAACAATGGAAGCCCAACATATGTAACGGGGTCTCACTATATGTATCTTCAGTGGGCATCTATTGACGTTGGATACCCTGAGTACAGAGAAGCTAATAGGTACTTACATATATTTTGGGAGGCTTGCAAGGCTGACAAGCGTAGTTTTGGTATGGTATACTTGAAGATTAGGCGTTCAGGATTTTCATTTATGTCATCTTCGGAGTGTGTCAATACTGCAACACTAGCAAAAGATGCGAGAATTGGTAT